TGTTGGTGGAGGATCAAATTTTGGTGTACCTTCACCTTCTGTAAATATTACACCAGTTTGTAGTTTATATATCTTTTCTAATAAGTCTAACTTCTTTTTAGTGGATTTTATATCATCTTCATTGTTTAATTCTTTTGCAACACCTAATAATAATTCTAACTTTAACTTATCTTCTTTATATTTTAATTCTAACTTATAAAATTTAAGAATATCAATAGAGTCGTTATATTCTTCTTTAGATATTTCTCCACGTAGCAATGATAATTTTAATCTTGCCTCTTCTTTTTTAATCCACAGTTCTCGTAATTCAAAAGCATTTCTATCTTCATCGGATATTTGCTGTTTAGTTATTAACGTTTTATTTTCCAAGTCAAATATTAATAGATATAATGTTTTAATATCAGATAATCTTTCATGTTGCTCTTTAGTAATACCTAATTTCTTTTGTTCTGCTGTTCGTGTAGATTCAACTACATCATAATAATTCTGAGATACAGCTATTAAATCTTTAGCAGCCTTTACCTGTTGTTCTATAACGGCTGATGGATCTCCACCTTCTTGTACTACCTTTCTTTTATCTAATGCTAAATCTTTTACCTTTAATTCATAAGCTTTTTCTGCAACATTAAGTTCTTCTTTAGCTTTAGTAATTAACGCAAATTTATTTTTAGCTTTTTCTTTTTCATATTTAGCTGTTTGTTCACTTGCCCAAATTTCATATTTTGTCAAATGTTGCATTTCTTTAGTTGATGCTGTAAACTCTAATGATATTTTTTTATCCTTTAATTTCTCAAGTATCGCTATTAATTTTTGTATTTTTATCATATCCTGAAGTGGGCGTTTACCTAAGAATGGTTGTTTAAGTCTTTTTTGTAATATCTCTATTTCTTTGTCTATTTGTTCAGTAGACCTAACACCAACTATACCATAACTACGTAATGCCTCTATCATATTCCGAATTTCATCTTCAGTAAGACTAGTTTCTTTAGTTAGATTAGACATTATTTTTTTAAGCGAATCGAGGTCACTAATAAATTGTTTTGGAACTTTTATTGAATCTACTAATTCCTTAAAATTTTTAATAGAATAGTATGTACCTATTAGATACATATTGTATTTTTTTAACCATTTACCATATTTTAATAATAATAGATAAAATTTTGTTATAGCATTGGTAGCTGCTTTTAACGGTGCTGTCTTAAATAACCATCCTAAAATTCCAATAGAACCAACAACAGCAGTTAAAGATGCTATTGCTCCAAGAATTTTAAATAATGCACTACCAAAACCAGTATTCTTAAAATTAGCAGCAGCTATATTAAATGCAGTTAAACTTTCTGCCCCTTCCCTAATTGGTTCATTAAAATCTTCTCCAATAGATTTGCCAAGTAAGAAGAATGAATTCTTTAATTTATCAATTGCAATCTTTGTAATCTTAGATCGTTCATCAAACTTATCAAACGCAGCAGTAGTACCATCAGTTTGGTTTTTAAGAATCTCCATGAACATAGCACCAGAGTTTAACATTGGAAGTAAAGCCTGTGCACCACGTCTTGTTTTAACTAAAGTAAATAGGAATTCTTCATCAGCACCTTTAAGTTCTTCAAGGATAACTTTGAATCCTTCTGCTTTAATTCTTGCAAGACTAAGGTTAACACCATATTCATCCATAGCTTTCTTAGCTTTACCTGTTGGAGCGGCGAGTGTAAACATCAACTGTCGGATTGCAGTAATTGCAACGTCTGTTTTGATACCTTTAATTGTAAGTAATGAGAATAGAGCAACTGTATCTTCAAGACTAAGGTTTAAAGCACTTGCAGATGCAGCAATCTTACCAAAGTTCGGTCCCATCTCTTGAATCGTGGACTTAGCATCGGTAATTGTTTGTGAAAGTAAGTTTATAATTCTATCTGAATCAGAAGCTTTAAGGTTAAATGAATTTAAAGTAGTAGTCAATAAATCAGTAGCAGTTCTAATATCAGTGAATTCAGCTATTGCTAATGTTGCTGATGCTTCAGTAATAATACCAACATCACGTGGATCAAACCTTGCTGATAATGTATCATAAACTGCACGAACAGATTCTTCTAAAGTCTGTCCATATTTAACCATTAACTTTAAAACATTTTCATCCATCAAGCCACGAAACTTATCTTCGGTTTTATCTAATAAAGAATAAACCTTAGACATTTCTTCTTCCCACTTTATAGTATTAGTAATAACACCACTTACCATGTTTTTACCAATCTCAAGCATTTTATAAGATATCATTGCCGTTGTAACAAATGCCATACGGTTAAGCATTTTATTTAAGCTAAATGCACTCTTGAATATTTGCCCAAAACTTTGTTTTTGAGTTGCTTTTGCTGCTGATATTTTCTTTTCTACTTCTAATGTTTGTTGTTGTATCTTTTTATATTTTGTAGATCCTACAACTGATGTTTTTAATCTATTAGATAATACGGTTTGATTATGTTGCATCCTATCCATTGTATTAGCGTTTTTATGAAGAGTATTGCCTAAAGTTTTTCTAATTTTAGCGTGTCGTGCAGTTCTATCATTAAGAGTTTTTTGTTTATTAATTTGTTTATTCATCAAATTTGCTTCTTGATGTGCATCTGCTATTCGCTGTTTTGCTTGTGCCGTTCTTTTATTATCCTCAATTGTTGCTTGTCGTTGTTTTTCAAGCATAATGTCAGATTTTTTTTCAAGTTGTTTATAATAAGAATTTAACTCTTGTAATCCATTATTCTTTGCTGTAATATTAGATATTTCTTTTGCTCTTATTTCATCAAGAGATTGCTTTTGTTGATTTGAAACAAGTTTTCTAGCAGTTGCTTCTTTCTTAATAGCCGCATCTATTTCTTTTGCCCATTGTTCATAATATTGTTTAGTTTGTTTAAGTTTTGTTTCGAATACGTTTAATTTACCAGTCCAATCTGATAACATTTTACTAAATTTACCGGCACTAAGTCCACTTTTTTCTAATTCCTGTACTATCGCAGTTAACTTAGTAACTAATTTTTGTATCTCTGGCTGTGTTTGTGGATCTTGTTTTACGAGTAACCTTATCTCTTGTATGATAGCACTATTTGTTGTATCTGCCATTATTAAACTCCACTTATTGCCATAATTCTATTTCTAAGTTCAATATAAATCTTATTTCGCATTAAATTAAATACTTCTGGTTTTGGTCTAATTCCTTCTTTACCAATTTTTTTTGCTATTGCATAAGCTTGTCTCTCTTTACCTTTTTCCAATCCACCACTTTTAAGAAATCTACCAGTAGCATTTGATCTTCTTTGACTTCCTATTCCCCTTGCCTTCATCCATCCTAATATGGTATTAGATTCATCTACACCTTGGTAAGGAACAGCAGGAGGTGGCTTTAAGCCTGCCCCTCTACCACCATTTATAACTTGCCAATAATAAAGTTCATAGTTCGGATCTTTTGCATCATTTATTAATTGAATAGTTATTGTATCTGCTAGTCTTAATATCTCAGGTGATTTAAAACCTTTAAAGAATTTTGTAGATGCCATTAAGTCAAAACTCTCAGAAACATTTTTTGCTATTTCTACCATTTCAGGTTGAAATTCCTTCATTATCATTGCAAGTTTATTCTCTTGATCTTCCTGTATATTTTCAATACGCAATTCTATTTCTTTACCAAGAGAACTGATTTTCTTTTTGAAATCCAATGATATTCTAAACACTATTAGTCGCCTTGTGCTTCTATCTTTGAACTTACAGCATCCATAATCTCTGATAGGTGAACGCTATAATCAGAACCTATTGCATCTTTAGTTATAACCTTTCTAAACTGCATTGAAACTCCACCAACATTTACCGTTGTAGTTTTTTTAACATATCCCAAAGATTCAAAAATACTTTTTCTTAATTTCGTACACCTAATATCTTCTGATAATCTAAAAGCTTCATGGTATTCATACCTTTCAGCATTTATCCCCGCTCCTGAGAGGGTGAGAATATTTTGAGAATACTCGCAAGTGTTTCTGGATCTTTCATCAGCTTTGTCATCTCCTCCGTCTGCATCGTCATTGTCTTCATTGTAATTAAATCTTTTTGCTCTTTCGATTCTTTCAAGTATTTCTTTATTAATGATAGATATGCATTGCTGATACTTTTGCAAAAATTTACAGTTATCTCTGTTGCCTCCTTATCGGTAAGATCTGTTGCAAAATCTTTTTCAACACCTGTGATAGCTTGAAAAAACATATTAAACGATTCAGGAATTAAACCAATATTCCTTACCAACAAACAAGCAATCTCTTCAATGTTATCGTCTACCGTTACTTGAGGAATTCCAGAAACATTAACACCATTTAAGGCTGTCCATGCTCTTGATAACGCTACAGCATTAGTCGTAATTTTGTATTTTTCCATGTTTTCAACTCTCCCTTTAAGTTAATTATACAGTTGCATCCTTAAATAATTTAAGGAAATTACTAATATTAGTTTTATCCATTTCTTTACTGCCACTAAACGGAATAGTATTCCATGAATTACCCTTAATACTAAGATAGTTTTCTAAAGGAAAATTCAATAAAAATGTACTATGATCTGTATCTTCTGGATTGTAGAACATAATATCTACATCTCCTGACGCAGTAAGGCTTCTGTAAAAATCACTATTAGCTTCATTGACCTGAAGGTCATTAGATTCAAAGTTTATCTTTTTTGCATAAAGCTCATAACCTTTACTTGTCATTTTAGAATCACCTTTTTCTGTAGTTATCATAGGTCCTTCATCAAGAATACCAACTTCTGTAAAATAATCTTCTTGATTAGCAGTATCTCCATCAACAGCCATAAACCAGTATATCCACTTAGTTGTATATTTAAATACAATAATATCATTAACTGTATTCATTACAGTAGCAAGAGCATTATCATCTGTTATCGTAACAGCATTATCAACATTATCTGCTCTGAAGATAAGGATATCTCCTGCAACTTCATTACCTGTTAGTGGAGCATCGATATCAGCTAAATTGATAGCAACAGCACCAGTTGTTGCATCACACGCATAAAGCGAATTAACAGTATCAATATCAGCACCTGTAGAAGTATTAATTAAAGCAGTAATACCAAAATCACTTAAATCATTTGCTAAAGCCTTTAATTGATAAATCCTATCAACATCTTCAAACGTCTTTGTTTTTCTTAGATACACTTCATAAAAATTCTTTACTGCATCTGTATCGTTAGGTATATAAGTCATTATACACTCCTTATTATTATTAGAAAAAAATGCCACATATCAAATTGACACATGGCATCAAATTTAATACTTCTTATAATTGAACGTCTAAGAAGTTTACAAACTTTTGAATAACTCCAACTTCTTTTGAAATTTTAAATGGCATTCTATTGATAGCATTACCTTTAATTTCAAGATTAACATCCATCTGCATATTAGCTCCACCAATTCCATTACCTTCAGTAGCAGCAGTAACGCTTCCAGTCTCTACAAATAATACATCAACATTATATCCAATCAATGTCAACATCATTTCCCAGTTATCTTTATTAACAGATAAACTAGTAAAGTCAATATCAATTTTCTTTGAAATAACTTTGTCATTACAAGTAGCTAATGGAATTTTTTCACCTTCAGCTGTAATTAAAGATGGTTCGCCATCAAGAGCTCCAATCTTACACCAGCATAAATCAGCTGGAGCAATATAAAAGTTAGTTACAGTTAAATCATCTTTATATTGTACCAATGCTGTTTCTGCAGCATCACTAGATCTTATAAACCCATCTAGTGTCCAAGCTGATGTTGCAGGTAAACTGTTCCAATGACCAGTCCCAGTAACTGCATGCATTCTAACATACACATCATAACATTTTTTTACAGCATCATCATCACCATAAGTATACATAATTTTCCTCCTATTATTTTAATACTCAATTTTCACATCAGTGAATGAAACAGGTATGTCTACCCAATCAAATTCACCACGACTCATTTTATCGCTTATCACTTTTTTGCTAAATTCTGCTAATATTACATTCAGCTTATTCTCACAAAATGATCTACACTCTTTAACTTTTGTATTACGACCTTTTGTATGGTGTGAAAGTTTATCCATAGTTGTCAAGATAAATTCTGTTTCTTGTGGAATAAATGTATTAGCAGCATTTATTAATCTATTCGTATCCTTACATTCTATAACAAAGAATGGATAGTCATTATTTTTTATTTCCATTTGATCATTATTAAAGGTAAGAAGAGATCTTGCTTTTAAATTTGTTATACTAATACTAGCATTATATGTTAATGTTATCTTAAATGTATCAGAAGTTATCGCCAATACCTCAAATTCAAGCAGTGTAGCCGCATAATTGTTAAATGTAGTAATTTCATTATCGCTATCCATCGCATCATAGAGAGTGATAAAATCGCCTACAACAAAATTGTGATCAGTAGTTGTTGTAAATATAACGGTCCCACTTCCACCGTCAGCATGAGAAGAAATATCTCTTGTGAATAATCCATTCGCCAAATCAACTAGGACTTGTTGTTTTTCTAAAGCTGTTAATCTTGCCATGATTATGATCCTGCTATTGTAAGAGCACTATCGACAAAAGATGATATAATGCTATCTGCTTCATCTAAGTAACCTTCCCTCATCTTGAATATCTTATCTATAGATGATGGAGATAAACTTCTACCTTCAGTACCTGATTCATAACGATCTAAGAAAACATTACCTTTTGTCATTTTTTTGAGCGCAAGAGCCAGAAAATAAAGACAGTAATACGTTTCGGCACTCTCGAGAATATAAAGCTTTCTTTGTGAAGCACTCATCTCATGATAAGCCATGTCCGAATCATAAGCATTATCAGCAAACATGGTAACATAATTGCCATAATCCTGATAATTCATTGACGACTCCATTCGTTGAGCAGCAGTTCTCAAAATAGCTTCAGATATAAACGCAACAGTATCATCAGTACTATCACCTAAATTAGCCAACTCTTGTGCCCTAGCTTTTATTGTTTCTGAATGCGTCATAATATTTTACCAAATCTATTATTTTTCATCCACTTCGCAACATCAACAGGAAGTCGTGTTATTCCAGAATGTTCTTTCTTATCATATCTGAATGGAGTTGTGATTTTTACTTTAACTGTTTTAACTCTTTTTAGGACTTCTTTTTTCACAACTTTATCATTACTCATAATTACTCCATTGGTTCGATATTAGCTTGATTGTTTTTACTTGGAAGATTTATAGTGTTTCCAACTTCAAAGCATACACCGTTTCTTAGGAATGGTGCAGTAACTCTAAAAGAAATAACTTCTAATTCCTTTCCGAGTGGATTATCATCTTCTATTAATTCAAGCTCTTTAATCCAGTTATTGATTTTATCATCAACATCTTTTTCTGGTTCATTATCAATAGCCTTATTTAATGTTGAAATTGCTTTTTTAAGATTACCTTCTTCAACAAACACTTTAGCTTCTTCAACTCTGTCTTTAAACATTTTCTTTTTCCCTGCCACTTTATCCTCCACTAAACTTTTATAAAGCAGAGAGCCGACAAAAGCCGACTCTCAATTGCCTTTATTCCAATTATTTATGCAAAGGTACAGGCTGTTACTGCACTCTTTCCAAGAACTTCTACACCATCAATTGTTTTAAATGCTCTGAAACTATGAGCAGCAGCAGTTAAAACACTTTGTCCTAGTGCAGTCCCTTCGAGTACACCAGTTTTAATTTCCCAAACATCTCCTGCAGTTACTCCAGCTAATGCCAATGCAAGAGTACCAAGATCAGCAACATTGGAAGTAAGTGTCATAAACATTCTAGCACCTTTAGTATCGCAATAAGGTACAAGTCCTGCAGCTGAAGTTGTAGTTCCGCTTACACATACAGTAGATTTAAGAGCAACAGTTTGCATTAATATAATGCTTTCAACGACAGCACCGTAATAAGCAATACCAATTCTTTCGTTTGGAGCAGTTTGAGCATCAGAGAAAATAACATCTGTAAACTCAATACCTGAACCACCAGTTGTTGCTCTAGCTTTCTCTTCACGATGTTTTCTAATCTTATCAAGAACATAAGCCCAAAGGTCTTTAGGATCGCAGAATAAGATAGATCCAGCTAATGCTGAACCACCATAGGTTTTGTATTCACTAATTGAATCCATCATTGGATTATAAATTACTTCATAACCTTTATGACGAGGAATATCACCATTAACACGCCATTGATCTTTAACTGTAGTATTAACACCAATTGCCATTCCACCAACAACCTTAACAGCTTCACCTTTAGCATCTGCATAACTTTCTACATCAGTTAAGCCCATAATAAATACTGTTTTAGATGGATCTTTATATTTTGATGGTTGATTCTTAATCATTGTATCCATATAGTCAATAATATCATCGCCTGTACGAGTTACTTTATATTCAGTTACAATAGCAGTTGCAGTTGTAACAGTAGTATATTTTGCAGCAGCCTGATAAATTCTTAACTGAACAAAGTTATTGTTTCCTGAGAAGAATTCAACCGTATGAGATGTTCCTGTACCTGTGATAGCGGTAGATGAACCAAGAACAGTTGTACCATCAGCACCCAATACTGCACCGTAAACACTAGAACTTCCATCTTCTCCAATCTCAGTAAATACAAATTTACATTTAGAATTAGGAGTAACAGCAATACCATCTTTACGTGCATATCCAGCATTAGCAATTTTCAATCCACTTGCAATTGATAATGTAGAAGTAACACCAAGCCATCCGTCAACAACAGAAGACCAATCAGAAGTATAATCTGTAATCCAACCAATACCTGTAATCTCAATTTTGTTAGCAGTAACTCTATCACCCAATGCACCAATAACAATAGCATTTGCATTACTATTAGTCCATGAACCGTTACCATCTTGAAGATTTTTCAACCAACCAATTCCAAGTCTATACATATCATTATGAGTAAATGTAGCCCATGTAACGCTTGTATAATCATCACTTGTGCCATTAGTCCAAACTCTAAGTAAGTCATTGTTCATACTGATCATACGTCTCGCAGTAATCTCATCTTCAAATTTAGTGTTATAAAGATTGTTTATGATATCAAGTTCTGGAAGATTGAATTGATTTTCCATACGTCTTGCAAACAATTCTTTACCAATTACACCACCTTGATCTTTAAGTTGAGCACCTGTAGGTTGAGAACCAACAGCTAAACTATCAATAAAGTTTTCTTCAATAGATGCATAAATATCAAGAGGGTAAGTTAATTCATCACCGCTTTTAATTGTAATTCTATTCATAAACTCAGAAGAATAATTAAAAACTAAATCCCAATATTCCTTTGCTCTTGAACCGGTAATTAGATCGTTACGATTCCAGTTTGTTAAATGCTGGTAGTAACTAGAGAAATCGCCAACAGCTTTTTCAACATTGTAATACTCTTGATAAACCTTAGAAACAGGTTTGCCATAACTAGTCATTGGGTCTAATCCCAAGAATAGTAATGCTTCGGCAGCAGTCTTGTTAATATAATTTTCCTTAACTGCTTCTTCTGGTTTTCCCCTGCCATCAATAGTTCTTTTGATCGCAAGTTCAGTTATAGCGAGAGCTTGTAATTCTTTTTTAGTAAGTTCCATTATTCCTCCCTTACATTGCCAATTTGGCTTTGCGTTCTGAGTCAGTTTCTTCTTTCTCAACAACGTTATCTACAGGGTCAAGTACTTTCTCTGGATTCGCTGTCATATAAGTAGAGACTTCTGTTTTGAACGCACTAAAGCTCTCATCCATCTTAGTAACTAATCCAACAAGAGTAACATCTTTGCCATCTTTGTCTTTAACCACATTCCCTTCCGCATCTTTTACCACTAGCTCAGGAGGGGATTTTTCGCTAGTAGTTTTAATTAGATCTGCTACTGTTTGACCTTCTTCAAGACCAATAGCTGTCTTTAAAGAATCGTCAATCATCTTTTGCACTTCGGCTTTTTCTAACATAACTTCTTCTCCTTTTTTTATTTCAGTAACTATGTCCTTTGTTACTACTTCAAAGCTCATTTCATCGTAATATTTTTTTGCTTGTTTAAAGATCTTCCCAATTTCTTTCTTGAATCCATCAACATCTTTAGTCTGTCCATAAATATAATCCCATTCTGCATTATAGATTGCAGTTGTAAGTGCAGATGTTGCAAAGTAAATATCAGTATTCTTTCTGTTTTCAAGAACCGAGTCGAAATCTTTAGTAACATCATCAAGAATTTTCTTGAAACTTTTCTTTGTTAATTTACCATCTTCAAACTTAAATGTAGTTTTCAAGAGATCTTTAATTTTATGAATAGCTTTATTCGTTTTATCTTTAATGGTTTCTTCTTCGACTTCAAACTCTTCAAGCCAAGCCTTGCCTTCAATGGAAGTTTCAAATTCTAGTTCTTTAATCGTTGCAAACTCTTCTGCGTCTGCAAAATAAGCTGAACGTGCAATCGAACCAACATAATCAGGATAGATAGGATCATTTTCTTTCACATAATAGAATTCCATAACATGAGCATCGATGCTGTAAGGTTCATCATTCTCATCTTTCTTATGTGTAAACTTTAAAACCTTATCACCATTAGCCTGAAAATCAATCATAGCATCACGTCTAATATCTTCCTTGTCTAATATCCAGTTATCACTATCAGCATCATTCCATTTAACCATAATGTTATACATGATTTGTTTTTCGTCATCGAATTTAACAACCATATCTTCATAGGATATTCGCTTAGTAAAAGCTGTAATGCCTTCTTTCTCTTCTTTAAAAACTGATTCAACTTGCATAGCACCTTTTGGTACTAAGCAATCGTGAGATATAATTAACTTTTTATATCTCTTTAATTTCCTTTTTGCCATAACTCCTCCGTTACTTTTTTATCGTTATTAAAACAAAAACAATTTGTCAAGGTATTTATCTTACTCATTAAATTTATCCTCGTCTATCGAATTGATATCATCTTGATTAGAATCCGTATCGCCATCTGGTTTTATATTACCTTCGTTATCAACTTGTGTTCTTTCGTTCGGTTCAATTAAATCTTCCTGTTCTGGAATTGTTTCTGGATTTTCTAATTCCATTAATCCATGTTCGTGGATATATCTTCTCGCTTCAATTTTAGAGATAGGTGTTCCAGATGAAACTATTTGAGTAAGTATAACTGCCATATCTTTTTGATTGTTTGTGTCTATTGTTCTAAACTTAATTTGTGGATCAAACCCAAATAAACTTTCAAGTATAAGATTTATAGCTTCTTCAAAATCACGTTGCTCTGGTCTAATCATTATTTGATTTTCAAGGAATAAATCTCCTATTGCTACACTACCACCACCAAAACCACTTCCATTCTTAGTAAGTGATATAAGTGATGGAGTAATTCCCCATGCTCTTGCTATTGAAGCCTCTAAAGCAGACTGTCGTTTTGAATATTGACCGTCTTCATTTTTGGAAATATCAACAACTTGTATCTTTGCATCTTTGCCAGGAGAGTGAAGGTACATTGTTTTATGTTGATTCCCAACACCTTCAAATTGTGACATGTTTTGTTTAAAATCTTTTGATACTTGATTCTTAGTTTTGCCATCAAGTTTCGATCCTGTAAATAATATTACAAAATCTCCCATCGCACGATTCTTGAAGAAATCAATATTATTTTTATCAACGAAGATATCCTCATATATTTTATCTTTAGCAGGTAAATATTCAGGTTCAGGATAATAAGAACTTGATAAAGTTTTATAACCAAACCAATGCATGTAATCTCTTCCAAGTTTAGGATTGCCATTATAAGGGAAATATTCTACTTTCTCATTTGTGTTTTTTGAAAGTTGAACATATTTACGAATACCGTTTACGTTTCTACCATTTCTAAAATTTGGAATAACAAAGGTTGATTTAGTATTTTTAGCATCAAACATTTGTATTGTATCAAAAGCTTTTTTAATTATTAGTGGTCCATATCCAAAGCTACAATGCTGTCTCTTAACATTTACTGCTATATTGGAAAGTGTATCTCCAAACGTAGAGTTAGGTTTCTTCGCCCATTCTTCAAGCTTTGGATAGTTAGAATGGTTTTTATTTCTAAAGTCATACCCAAATCCTGCCACGAGAGTTGACTTTAACTCCATACAACGTCTATGTGTGTGATTATATTTTAATAACCACTCTAATTCATACGTGTCCCATGGTGGTTTAATAACATTGTCTGGCTGACCTAATCCTCCAAATTGTGTTTGAATATCATTTGGAATTTCCTTACCACCTTTATAAAGCGATATCTCTCCAGATGTCCTATTGACTTTGTAAATATACTCATACTCTGATGCATTGAATTCACTCGGATTTGTTTCTCTAAACTGTGCTGTACGCTTATTCATATCTACTTTTTCAACTTTCTTCTTTGCCATAGGTTCTCCTATATATATCCAATGCTAAAACTATTATCTTCTTCTGCCACAATATCTTTTATACCACACAAACAATCAAGAAAGTCATCTTCTTGATTTCTTACAAAGTAACCCTCTACCTTCCCAACATATTTTGTCAAGGCTTTTATTGCTCTATCAGTTGGCGAGTCAACTTCGTATTGTCTATTACCATCTTCATCAAGTTCAGCAGGTAACCATACATGAGAAAGAATCCAATCAGAGCTTAGAAATATCTTTAGTTCTTTATTCTGGTCAGTTCCAAGAATATTATAATCATCAAACTCAACTGGAACTTCTGCTTCAACTAATCTTTCATTAAGCGTTTCACAATATTGATCTCCACCACCATTAGCCTCACCTGTAATTTTTCCGAAGTGAAGATGGTTTTGTTTAAAAAATTCAACTAAAAGCTCTTTAGAAACCTTTGGTTGTTCTGGAGTATAAACCATTTGAGGTAGAACATAAACATCATTTCCAAGAGTTTTTCCTATTATGCAACAAGTATTATTACTACCCTTACCTGCAGGGTCAAGATGGGAAACACCACCTGAAAAATGTTTCTTCCCCAAATCTTTTATGTAATACCAATTGCTAAAGTTATCAAACAGCATTGAGCCTTTTGGGCGTGGTTCTTGTTGGAAAAGTGAATACCATGAGTGAGCATTGCCCTTTTTAATTTCAGTATCCATTATGTTTTGATAGTACTCAGTAGTTCTCAAATCGCTATATGGACAGGTCGTTTGCCCCTTATTGTTAAGTGCAGGTATACTTATATAAACAACATCATTCTTTGTCGGTTCTGAAGATAAAATATTTTCTATGAATCTTTCGATGTTCTCGTCTGTTAGCTCTTCATTGTACGCATCAAACTTAAATATCTTCTTCGCATACTTTAATAAATTTCCAGTAGGATCATTCTCAGCCCACCTCGTAGCTGTATATAATTTACCTAATCCTTTTTCTTCTCTTGTATCAAAACAGCCAGAGATAAAATCTTTCCTACTGCTAACATCTGTAGGAGAAAAAGCTGACTTGAAACCTTTTATCAAGTCATCAATAATTGATAAACCATTAACTCCGAATCCAGTTGACGCACCATCCATACCTGCACATCTGAAAGTAGGGTCTCCAACTGCTTGTTCTACTGACCAATCCCAAACAGACTTAGAATCTGAGCGTAACTTTATTTCAGGAAACACGGTTCTGTATTTATCGCTTTGGATATCACGTCTTATTATCTTCGAGTGCTGTTTAACCAAATCTCCTGAATAACTGTATCGTGAATTAGACCTTGTTGGCATAAACCCTATCTTATATTTTATCGCATCATTCGCAGCGTGAGATTTACGCCTTCTTGTTGGCATCGATACAACTAATATTCGAATATACCCCCAAATAAGTAGATACATAGCATAGGCAATCAGCTTAACATCCATCTGCTCATCAGAATATCCAGAGTCTTCAGAATCATCCATGTACTTCTGGAACTCCCAAAATCCGGTATAGTGTTTCTGGAATAACTCTTTGAGCCTTGCCGACTCATTAGAATCTAATTTATCTAATTCATCGACAATCTCTTCTTTAGTTAGTTCAAATACTTCAGACATTATTTATCGCCAATTTCAATATCTGGTAATTTCTTTTTCAGAACACCTTGAGCTACACTATTTGCTAAATTTGACATTCTACCTGCAACATAGGCATCTAATAAATCTATTGGCATTGCAACACCCAATACATAAACATTATTCGGTGCATCTTGTGGAAAGTAGAAGTTATAAACTCCTTTCTTCTTATCTTTCTCAATGTAAGTAGTTCCCAATAAAATCATTTCATATTTACAAATGTAGATTTTACCGTTGATATTCATTCTCTTAACTTGTGGTTTTACTTTTTCCATTTATCCCTCCATTTCTTTTTTGAAATCTTCTACATTAACTTCTTCTATTCTGCTTATCTTTGGTGTATGTGTTTTTGACCACTCAATCATAGTTTCCTTTTCAGCAAAATTAAAATAAGGAGAATTGTTTTTCTCTTTATTTAAAAAATAAGTTTCATCTCCATCATTATCGGTATAAATTTTATACATAGGAAACTTAAACCACCCAAGGTTATTCATCCTTTTAAAAAATGAAATTCTATCATAAGTTGCAAAAAAATTATCACCAATATTGGAAAACGCATAATTCTCTTTACTGTCTTCTGCAAATTGACCAAGCATATTAATTGCGAAATTATCAGCAATACTATTCCTATCCTTTTTATTTTTGTATCCCTCAGATGAACAAATAATATTCCCATTCTCTGCTACTACCCTGAAATAGTGTTCTTTGTTTTTCTCACTTCTAAACTTTTCGATTTTATACATTTACTCCCTCCATTTTAAATTCCGATATCACCGTTTCGTTAAGTCCATAGTATACTAACCTTCTTTTATCTACACTCTAACCTAATCCGTTATTGTTTACATTTACATCTTCATCTTCCTTTACTTCTTCCTTTGTGGCATTTATGTCAACATAAACCCAGTTATCGTGAACATCAATTCCGTTACATAGGTAGTTCTTGCATACATTAACCACCCTCTTCCTCTTGGCTATGTCAAAGTATCTCTTTTGAATTGCCTTACTTGTGAGTATTCCATGTCGTTCATATAGGTCTTTATTGAAGATTTTACGGTTTATGCATGCATTAACTGAGTTTCTGCATACATCTATCCCACAGCCAGTTCTTTTCTTTAATAGTAAAAAAAGATCATTACCATTTTCAATATAGTAGCCTTCGTTCTTATAAATTAATTGCCATAGTGTTACAAGTATTCCGATACCTTCTGCTTCATTTTCTATAGAAAACATTTCAACCTTCTCATCCCATTCAACATCAACAGGAAAATAATCTATACCTTGCTTAGTAGGTCTAGCCATATTAACTTCTAAAAGAAGTAAGATTAATTCTTTTTCTAATAAATTCTATAGTGACATTTTCAAAATCAATGATATTTAATATTTCTAACTGAACTTCTATATCGCCAAATTTTTCTTTTAGGGGCTCAATTAATTCAAGTAATTTATTTAAAGTCATTTATCCTCCAAATATTTCCTGATTGCTTTTTCAAGATAATTTTGGACTTTAGTAAAACCATTGATTTGATTCATAATTGAAGAATAATTATATTCAGATAGATACTTTAAAATAAACCACTTATACGATCTACCGTCTTCTTGAATCTTTGCTTTAAATTTATCTAACACAAAACCTCCTTTTAAATTCGTTTCCATAGTAATTTATTATTGCATTATGTGTCAAGTTAAAAAAAATTATTTTACTATTTCTATTTTAGCATCTGCAAACAAAGCCATCATCCGTGCATCAGCTTCATCATCTGTAGCACCACCATATTTATCTATTACTTCCTGTTTAGTTACTTTCTTTTGCTTAGGAAATGCCCAGCTTTTTATTTCAGGATCTAAAAGTAAGAATACGGAAATGCCATGTTGCTCTGCTGCTAATTGTATTAACCCAATATACTGAGCATGGTTAAATAAAGTATTATAAAATCTATTAGGTTTTGCTGTAACAATAGCTTCTGGCTTTACGTGATCAATTATTTTATATATAGTCTCGTAATATTGCCTGTGAGACTTAAACAAGAAATGGTTTGAATCTGTTATCTCTCCGTTATTACAAACAGCTACACCGTTCTTTTTAGCAACGTCAAACGATAGTATTTTCATTATTGTTTCTTTAGTTCTCTTTGTTTCATTTGCTCTTCATCTTCAATTACTGTGTAGTCTACATCAAGTGGTTTAATGCTTGGTGATTCTAATTGGTTACGAAGCCATGATCTGCCTTCTGCATTTAGATATTTTCTTGGGATATTGATATTAAATGTATACGCTTTACTTCCACCTGTATCAACTACTCCTGACATCTTGGCAATATTCATTCCATATTTTTGGTCAATATCGAGTAACTTAATTAGATTCTCTTCACTAACTACAAAATCATCAGATTCTAAAAATACAAGAGCTTTCTTTGCTATCAATCCTTTAATCTTTTTAGCCTGTTTAATTAAATCAATCTTCTCTGCCGATTGTGTTTTAACTAACTCTTGTGTTACTTCTTTATTTATCTCAGACTGTAACGCTTCTCGTTCTTGCCACCAATTCATCTTAGTTGAAGGATCAACCATCTTAGAGTGTGATTCAAGAGAAGACTTACCAACTCCGAGCTTCTCACCAATTTTTCTATAAGAACCCTTACCAAACTCTTCAGGACTCATAAGAATAAATGCACCACGAATCTGTGTCCAGTTAGCTCTTTCTTTAGGAGTATTTAGGTTACTTGTATCTGGAAGTTTTCTCATTTCTTTTTCCTCTTAGTTTTCTTACGCTTACCGTATCCCTTGTATGGAGTTCTATTTCTAAGACTTCCGAATCTGAAATCTTTATTTCTGTTATCATTATACAATTCATTATCGTTTGCAAACATGTGTTCACCTATTATTTTATCACCTGAAACCTTGAACATATCAATTAAGAACTTTGGCAAGTGGTCACCTGCTCTTGCAAATGCAGGATTCATATAATACCTTTTCAATCTTCCAGAGTTAACAGCCATTATAATACCATCAGCAACAAGCGTATAGAATAGTTTATCAAATGTATTGATTGCAATACCAGACATCTTACGAATAGCAAATATTGTTGCAGGTTGAAATTCATCTCCAACTTTAACAGCCAACATATTAGTTCCAGCCTGTAGAAATTGACAGGCATAATGATAAACACCGTTCTTTGCATGATGCCGTTTATATGGAAATTTATGTACTAAATAAACATAATCTGGAATATCAAAATAAACAGTTTCACTAACAGCTATTTTGTCAAACATATCAGTTATAATTTTTTTTGTTCTCATAACAATCCTACTTTATCTTTGTCCAAAAGCTCTCTATAAGACGGTCTAGCTTAGATGCCTTAGTCTTTCCTGGCACTTTCATAAACTTAGAATTACGTTCCTTATCTATCCTACAACTAATAGTAAATCTTCTTCTCGTTGAATCTGGTAACTTTTTTCTACCTAGTTTTGGGCTCTTTTCCAATTAGCACCTCCTAACCTATTGATTTCTTAGGGTACTATGAAAAACCAATTTTGGTCATAATAGCATTTTCCCTTTCACTTTTGACTCACAAACCGATATTTATTGTAACACAAAATCATGTCAAGAGATAAAAAATTACTTTTATAACCTGTAAGCTGAAATTCTTTTATAAGAAATTCTTTTATAGATCGTTTACTATAATCTAATTGACTAGAATTGCCAATTGTTTTCTGAAGTGATCCAATGCCAAATGAGGTACTTTCATTGACACCACCGCCGCCGCCGACATCAAATTCTGATAAGTAATTAATATACTTATCATCTACAATTTCAAAATTACTATTTTCTTTTTTTGTAAACTGTAAATAGTTTTTAAATTTACAGTGATCAGGAATTTTTAAAAAATCTTTTTTTTCTAAAACTTCATATTTTTTCATGTGATCTCCCTTCCAAAATTCTTTTCTTGCAACTTGTGCAACTGTTCTCTTTTTCATTTTGTGCCCCCTTTTATATTGCCAAAACTGAATCTAATTAAAAAAATGTCAATTCTTTTTTGTCTAACAAAAACTATTTACTAGAAAAATCTTTTATATATATCTCAGAACAAATGCAAG